GCAGGACCAGAGGCTCTACCACCGAATGTTTTTAACCTTGCACCTGCAGGTCTTACCCTGCTTACATCCCACTGAGGAACCTCACCTGCCCATAGGAGTACTAGTAATTGTCTGAACGCTTTAGCCCACCCCTCCTTGCTGTCCTTTACCACAATGGTAGTATCACTATCGAAGAGTTTAGGTATTTCGGGAAGCTTGCTAATGAACTGTCTCTCAACACTGAACCCAACACCAGTACCACAGAGCAAGATAAACATAGCCTCATCGAAGGACTTTGGGTCATCTACAGGTAAGTAACTACAGTTGTATCCTGCTGTGTTGTCTCTGTCTAAAGCTATACCTGCTGTCATCATAGCTCTCATGCTAGGCATGATCTCTAGGTTAAGTATAGCAAACATTATTTCATCTTTAGTATCTGAGTCTACTTTGTCACCTATAACATTCTCTATGTAACGATCTACTGTTTCAGGCCATGCTTCTCTGCCTTTACCATCAAAGTATTTAGCGTACCTTGATGTGTGAATAAATGCTTGGTAATCTGTTGGTAAGTAGTTGTTCATCTGTTGTCTCCCGATCCTTGTAGTGTTCCTCTTTTTTCCCTGCCATCTAACTTAGCTACATTTTTCTCCATTACAATAGCTAAGTTCTCACCAAAATGATTAGCTAGTGCAGTTACATAAAATAAAACATCACCCAGTTCTTTAACTATTTCCTCAGAGGAAACTTTGTTTCTATCTCTTATCTTTTTCTTTATCTTCTCTGCTACTTCTCCTGCCTCTCCTACAAGACCAAGTGTGTTCTCTATAAGTCTGTCATCACCTGTTGTTACAATTTTCTTTTCAACCCAGTCTGTGTAGTCTGCAAGAACTGTGCTGTTCTCTGGTTTGTTTAAATCAAATTGATCAAAGTATCCCATGTCTTCTAAGTCTTTACCTGTAATCATCATTTTTCCTTTACATCTATCTCTATTATTTCAACATCATCAATATCGTACACTGCGTAAGATACGGCTTGTTCAAGTCCTATCTTTGCACCATCCTTATCTGCAGCTATAAAGTTAGCGTCAGAATCTAAGTCAAGTAGCATTGTTATTTCAAACAACACAGGAACCTCCAAGTTATAAGAATTAAATTAAACACGTCAAGATTATTCTTCAAGCCACTCATCAGGTATTACCTTTTGAGCATATTTAAATCCATGACGTTTACACCAGTCACCGTAGGAAGACTTAGCACCCTTATATAACTTGGCTCTGCTATTCTGAAACACAAACCTCAAGTCTAACTCAGGGTATTGTTTCTTTATCTCTACGTGCTTACGTCTGTCGTTAGATACAAAACGTCCTTTTGTTTCTATTACAATACCATTCTCTAAAATAAAGTCAGGTGTGTAGTGGCGAGTCCTAACATCTAGCCACTCTATACGTTCTTTCTCGTAGGTAAACTTGATACCTTTTTTCTTTAAGTACTTAGCTGTGTCATCCTCAAAACCAGAACGATACCCTGCCTTTATAGCCCTGGATCTAGTACTCATAATTAATTACAGCCACTCAGGTTTTTGGATAACAGTGTAGTCACCCCAACCTGTACTGTAATCAGAATCCTTTTCTGCTTTTGCAATAACAGCTAAAGTTTTATGCAGTTGCTTCATACCCCAGTGCATAACTTCTGGACCCATCACATGTACGTGTGAAAGAAATGGTGCAGTCTTTTCACAGGCAATAAAAGAAAAATTATCTACTTCATAACCTGCTAGTTTACATGCGTAAACGTAGTGAGCACCCTGTAAAAGATAGCCATACTTCAGACACTCTTTTAAGAAACCTCTTGGACTAGCATCCTGTGTTGTCTTTACATCGTAGACTGTACCTTCTTTTTCTATCAGTAAGTCTGGACGAGTTTTCAAAGTTAATCCTGAGATAGGATCTTCTACAAAGATACTGATCTCGTTTAATCTATCAGGGTGATTTAAGTATGATGCACAGACAGGATTGTTTAGAGCACCCCTGGTTATACAGTTAGCTACGTTAAACTCTACCTCAGTAAGTAAGATTTGATCTTCATCAAGGTTGGCTTGCATCTCTTTAAATGCTGCACTAGCTTTAGTCTTTGGTCCTTTGACTACTAGGTTACGTTCTTTCTCTAGTAGGTTAGCATGTACTGCACTTCCCATTGCAAAGGCTGCGTTGTTAGAGTTACGCTTCTCACCCTTCCAGTGCGCCAGTGTCTTTTTATATACAGCCTTTACAGCACTTGAAGAAACACCACTGGTTGCGTGATACTCTTCATTAGACATATCTGTTATTATTTCTTTTTTATATTCCATGTCTCTCTCTCATTATAAAATAGCCCCCACCTAAAAATGAACGAAAAAGATGGGGGCTTAGTCTTCTAGGGTAAAAAGGAACTAAAACCTAGAAGGGTATTGAGTCCTGTGGTTCTTTTTGGGAGGAAGACTTACCACTAGAACTCTTGGTGTGATCTGAAAACATTTCAGAGGCTGACTGGGAGGAGCCACCCTCACTATCATAGACCACATGCTCAAGAATTTGAAGTCCTACCAGGCGTGTTCCTGATCCAACCTTTGTAGGATATACTTCAACCTTAACAATTCCTTTACTTCCGTTTCCGATAAAGCCCTTCTCATCGAAGTTCCATTCTTTACCTGACTTGTCAGCAACTACTGGAGCACCACCCATCCAGTCTTGTGAGCCAACGTGAGGACGTACAACGGTTATTCTATGACCACCATCTACTTCCTCTATTTTCTTTTGACATCCTGCATTCTTCAAAGCTTCTGCTGTCTTCTTGTCGGTGGTTACAGTAACTTTGTACTCACCGTCTTTTTCCTCGTTCCACTCGTTGTGATCTCTGTTGGACTCAAATACTTTTGCCCATTCGATTATACCTTTAATATCTATTTGTGTTGATGGCATACTGCCCTCCTTTTCTTTTACTGTTGTTACATCTAATATTTTTTATTGTAGTTGTCAATGGGTTTCAGCCCAGTTTTTTCCTATGTCGTATGATCCTGGAGTAGGTATCTTAAACCCTAACTCTTGACCAGTTTCTAACATGCAGTCTGCTTGTATCTTTCCTAGTGTTCTAGCTTCCTCCTCTGTTCCTGTTACCTCTACTTGGTATTCATCGTGGATGAACCCAACCATCTTAAACTTTATCCCTTCCTGTCTAGCTCTATCGTGCCACTTGAGAAGACTGTGTTTCATCAAACAAGCTTCACCATTCTGTAGTATCCCTGCCAAGGTTTTGTGTGCGTTGGGTACTGGAACTCTACGTCCATCATACCCAGTGAAGTATCCCTGATCTGCTATGTAAGGCACGAGTCTATTCTTTAGGTTATATAAACCATCAATGCTCATCTCGAAACGAGTACGTGCCTCTTGTGCTTCCTTCATGTTTACTTTTAGTATCTGACCAGTCTTTGCTACACCTGCACCTAGTAACCAAGCATAGATAAAAGTCTTAGCCATATCCCTCGTACCATTGGGTACATCTAGAGCTTTTTTGTTGACGTTGTGTATGTCTGTCTCGTCTTCTTTCTTTCCCTTCATGATTGCTTGTGCATACTGATCAGCGTCAAAGTGTCTCCAGAGATAGTCAGCTAACACACGTAATTGAATACCGTCTGCGTCTGTACCAACTAACCAAGAGTCAGAAGGAACTGTCCAACAAGAACGTAGATGAACATCAAATTGTTTCTTTACTTCATCAACTGCTGACTTAGGTTGACCATGAAACGGAGATGATATGTTAGCAGTGTTAGGGTCTTTGTGAGCACACCGTCCTGTCCATGCTCCAATGTTATTTATCCTACCATGAATCCTTAGATCGTCACCACACTGCCCTATCCACTCCACCAGTGAGCTTCTGCGTCCTTCTAGTGTGAGCCACTGGGCTAGAGCTTTCGCTCCTGTAGGTGCTGTCTCAGGGAGTGTGCTAAGATTTGCCTCTGATACAGTGAAACCGTACCTGTCTAAGTCTTTCTTCTTTTGATTGTAAAAATCCTCGTCCATAGAGGCTACTGACTTGCCGTATGGATCACCTATCTTCTTTCGAGAGAAGTTAATAGCAGTCTTTGTTTTATCTACTGGCTTCCATCCTGCACCCCAGAGAACATCTATCCTGTCCTTTGAAGATCCTGGATTAAACTCTATCCAGTCGAGACAAACTAAGTCATCATCCTCTACGTTTGTAATAGCGTACTTCTCTTTAGCCCTGATAACTGTAGCCATCTCACCGCCATCCTTCTTGAGTCGATACTTGATACGATTGACCTCAGTAAGTTTAGGTGGGAAGTCTACTTGGAACTGCTCCTCTAGTGTACTCATCTTTGTCTTGACTGAGTTAAGAAGAAACTCTGCCTTTGTTTTATCAAAGAAGAAACCGTAGTGCTGTGTACGAACTAACTCTATCTGTACATCGTGCTCAGTCCTTAAAGACTTACGCCAATCAGGACTCCAAATAATATTGTTGAAGTGATCATACAAAGATTCTGTAACCTCGATGTCTTGATACCAGTAGTCAACCATTTTGATACTGAACTTATCGAACTCATGAAAGTCTCCTTTATGTTTGTTGAGTCGTATACCCCAAGCCTGTAGACTGTGAGGAAACTTAGCACCCTTGGGTGTTTCAATGTCGTAGTTTACTAACCTACTAATAAGTAAAGTATCTACAATCTTTCTTGGGTCTATCAGTCTGGGTTTAAGTAGTTTGTTTAACATGGGTGCATCAAACTGTACAAAGTTGTGACCGATAATTAGATCTGCTGACTCGTACCACTTGATAGCTTCACGTTTAGCAACCTCATCCTCGTGACAGTTATCAAACCTTACTGTCTCACCAGTAGTAATATCTTTACCACCACAGATCCAGAGTTTGTCACTGTTGTTAAGACCGTTTGTTTCTATGTCGCTGATGACAATCTTCATACGTTAAACACCACCTCTTCAAGGATAGTTGTCTCAGGATCGTAGAAGACTGACCCTGCTTTACCTAGCTTGGCAAAGGGTCTGTTCTTGTCAACAATAAAGTGTGTCGTGTTTCTCTCCACATCATCCTCTGCCTCAGTATCTCTGTTGAGTTTTATACAGACGATAGCTTCTTCCTCAAGGGATGCTGCATACTTTGTGCGTCCATCATCGTTAACCTGTGATATAAATACAACACCTATATTTAATTCTTTAGCAAGCTGTGCCATCCTAGCACCAAGAGTAGTCAGGGTACTGGTAGCTGCATCTACTCCAGAGTTTGATAGATAGGCTAGACGTTGGACGTGATCTATAAAGATGTACTCTGCACCATAGACTGTGGCTGCAAGCCTAACGTAGTCCAGGAGTTGCATAGGATCATCATGGCTACGCATCTCAAAGATAACTGTGTTCTCTCCACCTGCCATCTTCTGTGCTGCTTTGATAACTTGATCCTCAGTGTACCCAGTTGCTACTGCATCCTCTTTGGTTCTGACATTCCACCCAAGTTCATAGGTTGCCATAGACCTGTAGGTTGTAGACTTCATCTCTTC